CGGCCGCATCGGCCAGCACCTGGGCGTGATGGCCAAGGCCATCGGCATGAAGGTCATCGCCTTCGATATCTATCAGATCCCCGTGATTTCCGAGCAGCTGGACATCCCCTATGTGGAGATGGATGAGCTGCTGGCCAAGTCCGACTTCATCTCCGTCCACGCCCCCGCTGTGGACGGCGGCGCGCTCATCAACGCCGAGCGCATTGCCAAGATGAAGGACGGCGTGGTGATCATCAACACCTCCCGGGGCAGCAACGTGGACGAGGATGCGCTGCTGGCCGCTCTGGAGTCCGGCAAGGTCCGGGCTGCCGGCCTGGACGTGTACGCCGATGAGCCCGCCAGCAACGTGGCGCTGTACAGCCATCCCATGGTGTCCTGCACGCCTCATATCGGCGCGGCTACCGTGGAGGCCCAGAAGCGCATCGGCCAGGAGATCGTGGAGATCATTGCGGCTATGTAACCGGGCTCGGCGGGCTTGCCTGCTCCCTTCCCTGCTGATCAAAGGCTCCCCCTGTCATAGGGGGAGCCTTGTGCTTGTCAAAGAGAACCCCTGCTTTCATGCGGCGAAAGCAGGGGTTCTCTTTGACAGACGGAAGCGGATGTAGCTGAAATCAGTTACATCCGCTTGATATGTGAAAGAGCGCCGTAATGATACAAAAACCTATGGAAAAACGCCAAAATGATAACCGCCAGCGGGATGTTTTTCCCACCGGCGGTTCGTTTTCTCATTTCACGTATTCCTGCTCGATCGCCACGCCGCATTTGAATTCAACCACAATGCCGTCGTTCCTGATGTGTATCCTGTCGACAAGCATTTTCATGGTTGTGCCATCAACCGTGGTGAGCGTATCACTTTGCATCGTTTGCTCTATGAATGTATCGAGCCACAGCCTGACCTCAGCATATTTGGCTGCCGTTCCTTGCCGCTCGTTGCGCTCTGCCTCCAGTTCCTTCATCCGTTCACTGTACTCTTTGACCCGTGATGCATACTCTACCGACCCGATTTCCATCCGCTGCTTTGCTTTGTGCAGTGCGAGCGCGGCTTCTTGCAGCTGAATGGTTTCTTCATCGATCCTATCCATAGCTGCTTTGTTTTTCGGTTCCAATGCGAGCTCAGCGCCGTCCCTCACCGCCTCCACTACTTCTTCAGCGCTATCGACGAGCCTTCGCATTGCGGTGAGGTAAGCTGCCTCTAACACATCTTCGTTGACATGATGACTGTCGCATACTGCTCGACCATTGTTTATCCTATTGCAGCAACCCCATGATGCCGTCCGCTTTCCACTGCCCATTGTTCGTACCTGCCTGCGAAGCTTGGATCCGCAGATACCGCATACGAGCATCCCGCTGAATGGATAGCGGCTGCTGTACCTGCCGCCACCGACCTTATTGTCATTTGCATCTCTTCTTCGCTGCATCTCTTGCTGTGCCAGATCGAACAACCCTTTTTCAATGATTGCTGGGTGCGATCCTTCGACATAATAGATCGGCGCTTTCTTGCCGTCGTTTTTCTGTCGGTACTTTGTGAGCACGTCCGGTTTGAACGTCTTGCCGAGTAGTGCATTGCCTGTATATTTCTCATTCGTGAGGATGCTCTCGATGACATTGTGCCGCCAGCTTTCCCTGCCGAGCTTGGTTTTGACTCCCTCTGCCTGTAGCCGTTTCGCGATCTGCGTGATAGAGTACCCAGCGATGAACTCTCGGTATATCCTCCTGACGATTTCCGCCTCTTCTTCGTTGATCTCATATATATCGTGGCCTTCATCATCTTTTCCAATCTTTCGGTATCCGAGCATGAGCCCTGTATTCAGTATGATGTCGCCTTTCTGGAACTTCCGCTGCCATGCCCACTTAATGTTGCTGCTGATCGTGCGGCTTTCCTGTTCGGCCATAGCCGCGAGGATTGTCAGGAGTACTTCGCCTCCGGGTGTTAGCGTGTCAATGTTCTCACTCTCGAAGTACACGCTGATTCCGAGATCCTTGAGCTCCCTGATGTATTGCAACGCATCGACAGTATTCCGAGCGAAGCGGCTGATACTCTTGACCAGCACCTTCTTGATTTTTCCGGCGCGACAGTCCTCAATCATACGGAGGAAGTCCGGCCTTTTTTCTGCTCGCGTCCCGCTGATGCCGGGATCCGCATAGACATCAACGAACTGCCAATCCGGTTTTGAGTAGATCAGCTGTTTGTAGTGCTCGACCTGCCGCTCGAAGCTGTCCTCCTGTTCTTCTTTTTCGGTGGACACTCGGGCGTATGCCGCCACATGCAGCCGCTCAGATTGGTTATCCGCCACATCGATAAACATCTGCGGCATAGTTCGTACTACTCTTCTTGTCGCCGTTGCCATTATGACTCCTCCTTCTCTTTGTTCCACCCGACTTTGTTTCCGGGCTGACCATTATCGTAGGTGCGTGTAATTTTCGCTCCGTTATAGAACACGAAGGTCACCGTGAACATTGTCACGACGACCTTCGATAGAAATCGTTTTGTTTTTTCTTCGCTGAATTCTGTAATCGGCACATACTCGCTTTCGGGCACACGTTTTGCCCTACGTTCAGATATCTTTTCACTGATGTCAGTGATCTGCATTTTGACGCTTTTGCGTTCTTCCTCGTATGCTGCTTTCGTGATCAGCCTCTGCATCATGAGCTCTGCGAGCTCCTGCTCCTGCTGCCGCAGGTCTTCGAGCACTTCCTGCAGTGCTACCATTGAATCGCCCTGCGGCCTGCGCTCGATAAATTCATTGTAGGCGGATATGAATTTCTCCTTGAGCACAGTGTCCTTGATTCGGCTGTTGCCGCAGGCTTTTTTTCCATCTCTCAGATATGTGCGGCATGCCCAGATGTCTGTCTGCCATTTGCACTGGCTGTTATTGACCTTGTGCAGATAATTTTTCCCGCAGCAGCCGCATTCTATCATGCCGGTGAAGCTGTGTGCGATTCTTGTCCGGCAGTGGTTTCTGCTGCGCTCTTCCAGTATGCGCTGTGCGGCTTCCCACATATCTTTATCAACGATTGCCTCATGGGTGCCTTCCATGTAGTAGCGAGGCGCATATTCGGCGTTTGGGTTCTTATGGTATTCCCCAAAGTGCCTGACCGATTTCCCCATGATTACATCGCCCTTGTACTTTTCGTTTCGCAGTAAGCCGATGATGTGCTTTGCATCCCACGGATACCCATTCCGGCTTTGGACGCCTGCTGCATTGAGCGCATCCGCAATTCTCTTTGACCCAATGCCGCCGTCCACATAGGATTCGTAGATGTATCGAATTACTGCCGCCTCTTCTGGCACAATCTCCAATTCGTTATCCGCTGTCAGCTTCAGGCCGAAGAGCCCGCTGCCGACGCTGATCCAGCCATTTTCGCAGCGACGTTGGATTGACCAGCGCTGTCGTGCCGAATCTACCTCCAGATCGTTTTCTGCGATCGTCGCTGCGATCGTCAAGAAGATTTCGCTTGTCGGCTGGAATGTGTGGATGTTTTCGTTCTCAAACACCACCTCGATACCGAGGTCGCGGAGTTCTCTGACAGCTTCTAACAGCTGCGTTGTATTCCGTGCGAAGCGGGATACGGATTTCGTATAGATTTTGTCGAACTTATGCTCCCGTGCATCCTGCATCATCACAAGGAATTTTGGACGCTTTTGTACGCTGTGTCCGCTGATGCCCTTGTCTGCATAGATACCAATGAGCTCTGTATCCGGGTCATCTTCGAATGCACTCTGCCAGTAGTGTTCTTGGAATTCATAGCTATGCAGCTGTGCATCTCGCTCTGTCGATACGCGGATATATGCGACCGCCCGTGCTTTTTCCATGTCGTTCTTTCTCCTTTCTATGTGCTGGACTCGAACCAACGTATTTTTTTACCCCCGCCATTGGTGGCGGGGGTAAAGATACCAGAGGACTCTTAGAAAGTCCAGCCCAAAAGCGAAAGAACACAAAGAATTATCAACTTGCCTTTCTAAGGGCTTTCTGGCTTCTGTTATTGATTTTTTCGCGCTGTTTCTGCGTGATCAGCCCTTTTACCCAGAGCTGTGTAGTGATTGCTTCAGCTAACGCGATTTTCACCTTTGTCCTATCACTCATGGCTGCACCCCACTTACTTATGCGGGATCTTAAGCTTCTGCCCCGTATAGATAACAGATGATTTTAGGCCGTTGAGCTTAACAATCTCTGTGTAGCGGGCTCCGCTTGCGAGGTAGGTCTTTGCGATTCCCCAGAGGGTGTCACCATGCACCACGGTATGGATACGGTAGTCATCGGTAGGTTTGGTACCTGCCACGGCAAGCGCAGAGGTCTTGACCGGCGACATAATGGCGTACTTTCCGGACTCGTCCTTGTTGATGACCGCACGGTCACCGCTGACCTCGACCACATACCAGCGGAGCTTCTTCACCCAGCCGGGGATGGCTTTGCCGTTGTAGTAGGTGCTGCCCGTGATGGTCACGAGGTCGCCAATCTTAATGGTGCCGGTGGGCTTGACCGTTTCGACCGGCTTCACCTCACCGCCGAGAGCCGTCGTGACCTTGGATGCCAGATCGCCCATACGGGCATACATCCAGTTTCCGGGGCAGGATTTGTTCGCAAACCACCTATGGACAGTCAGAAGCATCTCGTCGGATTTCGGCGTGTAGTTCAGCGTCTTGTTCTTATCGACCAGCCAGAGCAGCTTGGTTTTGCCGTTACGCTTGCAGATGTCGGTGCAAAGCTCCACGAGCCTGTTGTACACTACATCCTTGAACGCATACGGTTCGGTGCTGTCGCTGGCACACTCGATGGTGACGGCTCTCTGGTCGTTGGCACCAGAGGATGAACACCAAGAGCGGTTCTTCTCTTCCACATACATTCCGACCCGCCCATCAACGCCGATGCCATAGTTGCAGCTTGCCTGCTTAGATGTGGGCAGAAAAATATTGCCCAGCGTTTCCACCGAGCACTGACCCACCACGCAGTGAGGCGTGATGCGGTCAATGCTGCGGGTGCGCTGCCCAGAGTGGTTCGGGCTGAGTTTGGTGTAGGACACCAAGGAACTGTTCGTGTAAGCCATATTATTCGTCCTCCTTTTCGGCACGGTCATGAAGCTGCTCCAGTACGGATTTCAGCTTCTGCGGAATGGGCAGTCCCAGATAAGCGGCGTTCTCCAGCAGGGACACGCCCTCATTCGACAGGTAGAAGAAAATGACGGCCGTGCGAAGCACGGATCCTGTTCCAACCACTTTCGTGTCGAGAATATGTCCAACACCTACGAGCGCAAAAATTAGCACCTTTTTGAAAATACCCTTGAAGCCCACGGTGCTGGACAGTTTCTTGTCCACCACGGCGCACATGATGCCGGTCACATAGTCGATGACCGCGAAGGCCAGAAGCGCGTAAAGCAAGCCGTCACATCCTCCCAAGAACCATCCCAGCCAGCCGCCGATACCGGTGAACACCACCTGAATAGTCGTCCAGAATTCTTTCATGTTGTTTGTCCTCCTTTAAAATTAAAAATAGGTATGAAAAAAGTGACGCTGGAGCGTCACACTTTTCCGATAGCAAAAATCGATACTTTGTAGGTTGCCGAAGGTACTGTGTTTGGCCTTACGGCAAATATCTTTCCGGGGTTGTTCGTTGTAGACCAGCTACTTGAACTGCCACGCTCCACAAACATGGCGTAGTTGCTGTTCTCCGTGGAGATATGGACATGAGGAATTTCCGCGAAGGTAAACGGAAAATTAGGGAGCGCAATTGCGCCGCTCTCATAGAGCACGCCCCATGCCGTCGAAATGGCGGTCGTAAATGAATACTGACCCCAGCATTCCGCTGTACCGCTTTTCCATTTGCGGTAATTCCAGATGCCGCTTGTCCCTTGCTGAATGACAAAATCTGCGAGGGGAGAGCCATCCACACGCATGTCCCCGGCAACATCCAGCGTGGCTTGTGGCTCCGGCGTGTTGATGCCGACCTTCTTTTTTCGCAGGGCGATGAGCGGTGTGCCTTGCGGCACAACAAAATACAGATCCAGACTGCTCAAGGAATAGAGCTTGTCTTGGATCTGTAAGTGGAAGTCGTAGGAACTGTTGGCATCCAGACTGCACAGCTCCAAATTGGAGTAGCTGAACGAAGTGCCGCTTCTGGTGGTTGCGGAAAGAATACTGATATAACTGCCGTAGCTGCTCTCGCTGGTTTTCTTGTACCGATACCGCACATACTGGACGCTGTTCTTTTGCACTCCATCCACGGATACGGCGGCAATCGAGCCGCTGAACTTAAGCTGCATCTCCGCTTCGATCTCGTTGGTACGGCGCAGAGATACGGAGGATATCTTCGGCTTGGTGTACGGAATGACCGTCACCGTCTGTGAAGTTTCGGCGGTGTAGCCGCGGGAGTCCGTGACCGAGAGCGTGGCCGTCACACTGCCGGACTTGGCGATCTTTCCGACTGTGATAGCAGATCCAGTTGAATTGGATGCGGATAACCCGTTGCAGGAGGCCGTGTAATTGGAGATGGACGCCCCATTCTTCGCAGTCGCTGTTCCCGGCGTAACCTTGAGAGTCGAGTAGTTCTGCACGAATAACTGGTCGTTCCCCGTGAGGTTCTTTGTGGTTGTGTAGCTGTCGGCATAAGTGAATCCGCTTATGGTCGGAGCGGAGTTTGCCGCCGTAGTCTGCACCGTGGCGGTCTTGCTTGATGTGCTCCCGATCTGCGTAGAGTCGCTGAATGAAGAAACAGCAAAGGTGCCCGTGAAGGACTTCATCGATGCCATCCAATTGAGCAGCGTGGTTCTCTGTGCTGATGACAGGGTGACCGAGCGATTTGCCGTACCCTTCGTCCATGCAAGCCCAGTAACGGTCAGGATAGTCGTATTTCCGCTTTTGATCGCCAGAGAATTGATGTAAGAAGGTTCGTACACAGTGACGTTGAGGGTGATGGTCACTCTGGCATTGTCAGCGGTCACCGTGTTGACACTGTTCACCACCGCGCCGCCCAGTGTTTTCACAGTAGAGCTGCCGGATGTACCATAGACTTGGTTATACTGCCGCCGTGCCCGCACTTTCACCGTGTAGCTTGTGTTCGGAGACAGCGAGGACAGCGTGACCGATGCGCTTGTACCGGCAGTGGTCGAAAACTGCGTCCAGCTGGAACCGCCGTTTACGCTGTACTGCCAGATATCTGCCGTAGCAGAAGATGATGCGGATATCTTAAAACCGTTTGCTGTGATACTTGAAGTGCTGAACGTTACAGTAGGCGCATTGCGGTCGATGGTAGTCAGCGTCATGCTGCCACCGTATTCCTGGGGACCGTAGATGTACACACGAGTAGAAAAGCCGACCGTTATGGTTTTGCTGCCGTTGCTGTCATGAGCTACGGTGATCGTTCCGCTGACCGAACCTTTCTTTGCCGGGAAAACACGGTCATCCCAATAGGTACGGTCCTTTGAGTATACGGTCGTACCATTGATCGTTACAGTGGTCGTGTCAATCGTGTAGTAAGTGGATGCGCCACCGGTAGAGGTCAGCGTCCAGGAAAGTGTCGAGCTGTTACCGACCACATTCACACTTTCTGTAATATCCAGTTGCAGATAGCGCCCGTCATAGGACGCGCTTTTCCATGTAGCCATATGAACTCCTTAATCCAGAATGACGATGTTCAGCCCCTCAGACGCCGTTGGCATCGGAACGAACTTCGTTTTTCCCACGGTCAGCTCACCGTCCACCGTGGTTTTCTTGGTCTGGGTTTCGTCTTTGTTCAGGGTGAAAATCACCTCGTCGTTGTAGTAACCGGCGAACTCCGTGTTTGTGATGACCGTCCGCTGAGACGATGCACTGTTAGATACCTCGATGCCCCGCTTATCGATCTTGACCTCCTGCGTATAGATTTCGTTTGGCGCGGGTGTCCACTTTCGGGGAATTGCTCCTTCGGAGATCATGATGTCTGCGAGGTAGATGGACGCATCCCGGCAATAGCAGTAAATACGCAGCGTAGGGTCGGTCACATCCGTGAGCGTCACGGAATAATCTGTCCATTCAAACGCCGTGGACTTGTTGAACAGATACTTCGTCTTGTTCCCGTTGTAGGTCACATAGAAATACCCAGACATGGTCGAGGTTTTCTTTGCCCGAACCGAGATCGTGTAAGTGCCAGGAACTACCCCTCGGATGTGCTGCGACAGCGAGGAGTAAGCTCCCAGCACAAAGCAGGAGTCTGAAATGGTGTTGTTCTGGGTGTCCGTGGAGGCATCTGTTTTCACGGTGCCGGAGTAGCTCCAATCATCTGTGATGCCGTTCAGGCCGGAAGAGTTCTGCACATAGTTGATGCCGCCGATATACTGCTCCTGCAGAGTGACGGACAAGCCTTCCACCGTGTGCTGAAGCTGAGATACTTTGCTTTCGGAGCTTCGCAGCCGCTCTTCCAGTATGCCTTGGTCGTTGGAAACCGACTCCATGGTTTCGGTAAGGGTCGCCACATAGCTGTTCAGCCCGTCCACATTCTGCTGGAGATAGGCTGTTTTCTCTGCAAACTCCTCCGTTGAGACATACGCACGGAGTACCACCTCGCCGCTCTCCAAATCCCAATAAGACGAGCCATCCTGCGACTGGATAACACCAGCCTTAATGATGTTTGCTACCAGAGCGCCGGAGGTGATGAAGTCCGCTACGATTTGCCCGTCTGCGGTGATAGCGGTTTCGTAGGGACCGTTGTAGCCATTGTGACTGAAGCCCAGACCGCCCACATTCCACCGCCAGACATTGACGGCTTCATCAATGGAGGGAGCGTCCAGAATCAGCAGCTCATAGGGTTGTCCGTTTTCCTTTGCGGTGTGGATGACCACATAGCCGCCGCTCTGCCCGGTGATAAGTCCTGTGGCTTTGCCGATGGCGGCTTGGAGCAGCTTCGGAAAGCGTCCCACCGTGGATTCCACCTTGTCCACCGAGGACTGCACCTCGGAGATGGTGGTGATCATGCTGGACTTGCTCTGACCGAGGGAGATGCTCTTGTACCGCTCGGCAAGGGTGTCATACACGGTTTCAATGACCATAGCCGACACGCTCACACCAAGCAGTGAATGCCGAATGGTGACGATATCGCAGAGGTTGACCCGCTCCAGGAGTGCCGAATACTCCGGCTGTTTCCAGAGCGGCTCAAAGGACACCTTCACCGTGGGAATGGTCGCACCCAGCGGATTGGCCTTGATGTAGCTTTTAGCTTTTGTTCGCAGTGCTTCTTCCGTGATAACGGTATCGCTGCCGAACTGTTCGGTAAAATCCATAATGAGTGTCTTTTTACGGACGATCTCCGAGGTCACAATGGGGAGCGTGACCTCCGGCAGCGTGACCACCGTTTCGGTGTCCGAGCCTTCCGGTGTGTATACGGCATACGGGAGCAGCGCAGTATACACGCCGCTGTTGTCTTCGTCCTGCTCCAGAGCGGTGAGGTTCTTGCCGTATTCAATGACCACGCCTGTTTTCTGCCCACGGTGCGAATGGAACTTCACCGCAAAGTTGTCCCACTCAAACTCGCCGTACCATTTGGAGAGCATGGAGCCTTCCGTGCCGCCGAGACACGACCGGACGCTTTTCGGCTGCGTGACGGAAAACGACTTTGCGTCCGAGTAGTCCGTCCAGCCGGTAAAGCGTGTATCTCCGGCAAGAAGCTGCGAGAGAATAAGCTGCGGCGAACGGCTTTCGGTGGTAAATGGCATAACAGGAACATTGGCAAGGTCATAGGAGATGTGCTGACCGTAGATGGTGACGATGCCGTTCAGCGGCTTCGTAATGCGGTAAATGCGGAATACCTGATCTGCGGCGGTGTCGTTTGGCTTTGCCTTGATGATGCAATCCTTGGTGATATGCCCATAATGCTGACCACTGACTGGGTATTTCAGTAGGCACTCGAACACACCGTTTCGCTCTTCGGTCACTTCGCAGGAGACGGTGTCCGTCAGAACACCGAGACCGAAGGTGGAAAAATCCGTGGCGTTGGGTGGATATAGGACAGGAATCATAAGAAACACCTCCTTCCGGGCATAAAAATACCACCGGGGATTGCGCCCTGGTGGTGTGTAAAATAGTATAGTTTTAGCTTGACAACTGGAATTTAACCATTTATCAATTCTTGCAGTTCGTTTGCAAAACGGCAGATATGAAATCCGTCACATACGGCATGATGAACTTGAATTGCTAAAGGAAGTATTGTTCGCCCATCTTCTTGATAATATTTTCCCATCGTGAAAATGGGAATTAAATAATCATACCCTTTCTGTAAATTCAGATTAAAGCCCTCAAATGTTGACCAAGGTATCATAGATACCGGAAAAGTATTTTCGGGAGCATTGGGTTTACCTATCATTCCTTGCTTGTTTCCATATTTCCGCATATCGTTTTCATAAGCCACAGAAAATGTATTAAAATCCGACGAATATTCCGTCCAAATATTTGAAAATGTTTCTGTATCTTTGTGGAACACAGTATAACAAGGCAGCATTTCGCTGTATACGCCTAATTCACCACTATCATTGATTGCTGTTCTGAACTCAGAGCGGCGGTTAACGATAGTTGTAAGATAATAAAGCATTGCAGGATACAGCTTCATCTGCTTCTTCTTTATTGGCGTAATGTCTACTTTAACAGTCATGCTGTATGTACAAGGTACATTCGTAAAATAGTGTTCAAAATACTCTTTTCGTTTCCAACTGTTTATATCAATTTTTTCAAATATCATTTTATAGCACCTCAAGCTCTACGTTGTCGTCCGATTTAAAGAATAGTATACCATATTTCTGTGAACTTTTCTACCGCCCAGGCATAACCCTTTTACAGGCAGCACCACCTTGGCATTACCTTGATTTCGGACACACCGCCGCTTACCGTCAGCACTGTTTCACCGGGCGGCAGTTCGGGAAAACCGTCCCCGGTGACCTTATCATTCAGAAGTACAACACCGTAATAGAAATTCATCTGTTCGCTGTCGCACACCACGCCGTCTGTAATGCCCTTGAAGTTCCATGTTTTGTTGTACCCGCTGTTTTGTAAGGTCAGCGAGAAATCGCCGCTTCCTTTCAGCGTGATGATTGGCTTTGCTGTGAATACCTCCGGGTTAAAAAGACCGCCGCCGTTTGCTACAGAGATTTCCTGCAAGCCCTCCAAGCTGTATTTGGAAGGCTTGCAGTTGAAGGTCACAGTAAAGCAGCCGATTTTATTCAGCTGCTCCTCAATGTCCAAGTTGCCGGAGATAACGCCGTAGCGGAAATACTCCGCATCGTAGGAGTCGGTGATTTCGTGGTATCTGTCCGGCTCGGAGTACAACCAGCCCTTGATGTCCCGCAAGGCAGCGGCAAGGGCTGGTGCGTTCTTCCGTGCGAGGAACACCGTGTAGGTCACCTTGATGTTGGAGAAGCGGCGGTTGGGGTTGATGATGTCACCGCTCCGGCCGGGAATGGAGATGAACTCCACATCGTACTCCGGTGCGGAGAACACATTTTTCTTCTCGATATGCAGGCCGAAATCAGAGGAACTGCGGCCGTTGTAGGTAAAATAGGTCATGCGAATACTACTCCTTTCCGCTGGGCGAACTGATTCGCCGTTTCCATGACTTCGGAGGTGAGCTGACGGATATCCTCACTGCTGTAATTGTTGAAGTTCGTAATGTTCAGCGCAATGGTGAAAGCGGATGCCGCCTTGCCGGTCACACCGTTCACCGCCGAGCGGAAGCTGCCGCTGACATCAAAGTCCGTGGGCAGAGCCGTCTGCATATCGTGAGCGAGGTCGCCCATGACGCCGTTGATGTCCTCTGCCATCCCTTCTGCGGCTTTGACCGCTTCATCGCCGTTATCTTCAATGGACCCGGACAAGCCTTTGACCAGCATTTCACCGACCCATGCCATTTCCTTTGAGGGCGAATGTATACCGAAGAAATCGCAGATGCCGTCCCAGATGGAGGAGATCCACCCGGACACCTTATCCCACAGCCACGAGGCAAGCTGGGTAATACCGTCCCACAGGCCTTTTACGATATTGCCGCCGATCTCCACGATTTTATACATGAGAGAACCGAAGGCGCTGACGATACCCGCAATAATCTGCGGCACGGCCTTTACGATCTCCACGATAATGGTGGGCAGGTTTTCAATCAGCGCAACGAACAGCTGCACACCTGCCATGATGATTTTGTCGATGTTCCCGACCAGTGCGTTGACGATACCGGAGATGATTTGCGGAATGGCCTGCACGATGGTCGTGATGATCTGCGGCAAAGCCTGTATCAGCGAAATCAGCAGGTCGATGCCTGCCTGAATAATGAGCGGTATGGCATTCAGCACGGCAGTGATGATTCCATCAATGATTTTCGGGATTGCTTCCACGATTGCCATAATGATATCCGGCAATGCGGCAACAAGCGAGGTCAGAAGCTGAATGCCTGTTTCGATAATCTGCGGGATGGAGTCCAGCAGAAAGGTAATGATGCCGTTGATGATCTCCGGCAGAGCGGCAATCAGCACGGGCAGTGCGTCGAGAAGTCCTTGTGCCAGTCCTGTGATAAGCTGTAAGGCTGCGTCAAGGAGCATCGGCAGGCTGTCCACCAGACCTTGTACGATGGTAACGATAGCCTGCACCGCTGCCGGAATGAGCGTGGGCAGTGCATCCGCAATGCCGGTCACCAGCGTGGACACCAACTGAACCGCAGCCTCAATAAGCAGGGGCAGATTCTCAATCAGCGTATTCACGATGGTCATGAGCGCGGACACCGCCGCCGGGATAAGCTGCGGAAGCAAAGAAAGCAGCGTTTCCAGCACCTGCGAGAACAGTTCGGTGACTGCTTCCAGCAGTGTGGGCAGCAGTTCACCCACAGCCGTCAGCAGAGCATCCAGCGCCGTGGGCAGAGCCGCCACGATGTTCTCAATAACCGGGGTGATGTTCGCCACCACGGTCTTGAAGGCATCCACCATGTTGTTGCACAGCAGCTCCATGTCAGCGTCCGCATCACCAAAGCCTACAATGAGGTTCGACACGGCGGATTTCAGCGCATTGACAGAGCCGGAAATGGTGGCTTCCGCTTCTTTTGCGGTCGTACCGGCAATGTCCATGCTCTCCTGCATGACGTGAATGGCTTCCACCACATCTGCGTAGGAGGAGATGTCATACTTGATGCCGGATATCTTCTCCGCATCGGCGAGCAGTCGCTCCATTTCCTGCTTTGTACCGCCGTAGCCCAGCTTGAGGTTGTCGAGCATAGTATAATTTTGTTTGGCGAAACCTTGGTATGCGTTTTGGATGGAGGACATATCCGTACCCATCTTATTGGCGTTGTCGGACATATCCGTAATGGCCATATCCGCATACTTTGCGGCTTTCGCGGTATCACCGCCCAGGGACTGGATGAGGCTTGCGGAAAAGCCTGTGACCGTCTCCATATACTCGTTGGCAGAAAGACCCGCCGTCTTATAGGCATTGGCGGCATACCGCTGAATCTCCTGAGATGAGTCCTTGAACAGTGTGTCTACGCCGCCGACCAGCTGCTCGTAGTCTGCATAGGCGGCGATGACCTCTTTGCCCAGCTTCACGGCGGCGGCACCTGCGGCGACGGCCACAGCACCGAGTGCCACACCTACGGTTTTGAGAACCTTGCCGAAGCCTTCAAACTTACTGCCGGATTCCTCCGCAGCCTTGCCGCCATCCTTGATGGCCTTCTCATTTTCGTCCAGCTCCCGATTCATGTCGTTGAGGGCGGCTTCGGCATTGTTGAGCTGGATCTGCCAGTTCTGGGTGCGGCGGTCGTTCTCTCCAAAGGAGGTGGCGGCATTCTGCAGAGCCTTGCGAAGGGTGTCGATTTTTGTAGTCTGCTCATCGATCTCTTTTCGCAGCACCTTATTCCGTGCGGCGAGAGCCTCCACGGATTTATCGTTTTTATCGAACTGAGAGGTTGCGAGCTTCATTTCGGAACCGAGTACCTTGAAGGACTGGTTGATGTCCGCCAGTGCTTTTTTGAACTCCTTTTCGCCCTCAAGACCGATTTTCAGTCCGAAACTGTCTGCCATATACCGTCACCTCCTTAAATGCCGTCCGGGATAATATCGTCGATGTAGTGTTCGTGAGCAGGAACAGCCTGTCCGTTATACTGCTTATGGCATTCCCACAGATCAAGCAGCAGTCCAAACGGCATCAGCCACACCTCATCCTGCGACAGATGAAGGTGGGCAAGGCCGTAATAAAGAAGCCGGGTAAACAGCTCCGAATCGGAGACCGTTACCCGACTGGTGCGTTTTTTGCGTCTTTCTCGCTTTCCACATTCCGCTTGGTGCCCTTGTACAGTGCCTCCGTGATGGCGGTTTTGTATCCCGCAAGGTCGAGGGGCGTGGTCAGAAGCTCCACCACATCTTCCGTGAGCAGTTCCTTGGGCGCATCCTTGTTTTTGAGATTGTGGATGAGGATGCTCTGATTTGCCAGAAGCGTAATCAGCCATACGATCTCGCCGATAGCCATTTCAAAGTTCTCGGATTTCATCAGCTTCTCGCCCAGATTCTCCAGACCGCCGTAGCGACCGGCGATCTCCTTAGTTGCCTTGGTGGTCAGGAGCAGGGTGTACTCCTTATCGCCGATGAGGATGGTTGCGGTTCTTTCGTTATCCATCATAAGTTACCTCCGTTAAGTGGCCTTTTCGGGCGATGCCGCATAGGTCGGCTCGTATACCGTCTTATACCAGTTGGAAATGGTGGCCGCCGTCACGGTGGTATCGCCCTCGGTGACCTCTGCTTTCCAGGGATGCACACCCTTGGCGTCCGGCTTGTTGCGGCGCAGAATGGTTCCCTCAATGGTGGGTGTGGAGAAGGTGATGCTGTCGCCCTTTGTGGCGAGGTTGGTGGCCGGGATGCCGAACTTCACACGGTAAAGCCAGAAATACTTGTATTTGCCGTTGGACTTCTTTGCACGGAAGCCCACCGCTACGGGTTCGCCGCCGTCCTCGCTTGCGGAGACGACCACGCCGTTTTTGTCGATGGTCGCACCTGTCAGGTCGGATGCGGCGGTCGCACCGATGTCATCCACGCCGAGTGACAGCGTGCCGCTTTTGAATTCCTTTACGATCTCTGCCGCACCGTCGTCGGCGTAGAGAGTCGCTTCCGCCAGTTCCACAGAAAGCTCTGCGGTCATGGCCTTTGCCAGCTGCACCGGAGAAGCGTAAGTTTCCTCGCCGCTTGCGTCCTCGGTGATTTTGGCGTAATAGAGTCTGTCAAGACCGATGGTTGCCATGTCTTAAACCTCCAATTCATAGATTTGTGCCACATCAATGGCGTAGTGATGATAGCCGGTGTCGGTTTCAAAACCGATGTACCGGCGGTCGGTTATATACATTTCCGCACCCAGCAAGGCGCGGACAATCGCGTTTTTCAGTTTTGTGTAGCTGCCCTTTGTGAACAGGGACAGCCGTGCCTCCTGCGTTTCGCAGCCGGGAGCGTTGTCGGCGTGAAGCTCAAAGCTGTCCGACAGCGGCGTAATCACCAGATAGGTGTCTGGGGCTTTGCCTGAGAACACGCCCGTTTCCACTGGAACACCGCAATGCTCGGCGATGGTTTGTAAATCGGATAGAAGACTCACAGCTTTTCCACCTCCTCACCCAGCGCCTTGGTCATGGCATCGATACACTCCTGCAGGGACGCCGTTTTCGCAGGCTTCAGAAAGGGTTTTGCAGGCTGACCGTGCTTGCCGTATTCGAGAATGTTGGCCAGCTTGGCATTGCTGCCGCCGTCCGAGCGAGGTTCGGCGAAACCGACCTTGATGTCGTGGTTGCCGTCCCGGTTTAGCTTGGAGGGAGAAAGACCGAGCGCACCTTCCAGTTCACCCGTGGCGCGGGAGTTGAATTTTGTCCCTCTGCCAATAACGGAGGAAAGATTGCTCTTGACCTTCTTCAGCACCACCTCGCCACCGGCCTGCAGAACGGTATCCGCCACGCTGTCAAAGTTACTGCCGAGCTTGGAGATCTTCAGGAGAAAATCCTCCGGCATTTTCATTTCAGCTTTTGCCAATGGTGGGTTCACTCCTTTTCGCTAAAACCTCGATGTACATCCCACGGCCTTTGACATCCTCTACAGACACAATGTCATAGCGACCGTCAGCGGTAATAAGAAAATGGTCCGTGGTGACCGTCAAACCGGGGATGCGCCGAAAGCGGAACAGGTCGGTGGCTTCGCTGAATGCGGCGAGGTTTGCCCACCGCTGGGAGCCGTGCCGACCTTCCCGGTAGATGCGGATGGACGCAAGGACTTCATCCTCGGAATGGGTGAAGCCCTCGCTATCCTTGATTTGGCGGGTTTCCACGATGTCGGCAAAGCCGTTCATTTTACCGAAACTCACACTTGCCACCGCCTATCCAAGCGGAGTAGCAGATTGACCGTGTTCCACACCTGTTGTGCCGCTCCGGTGTTATCCGCAAAGAAACCGCCCGTCGAGCCATCTCTCGATTCATAGAAGTGGGAGGACAGCATGATGACGGCCTGCTCCGTAGTGGGCGGCATGGGGTTCTCCTTGTAGAACCCCTCCGGGATATGCTGGTAGCTTTCGGCATAAGAAACAGCGGCGGTGATGTAGCTTTTCAGCAAGGCATCATCCGCCGTGTGTTCCAGGATAAGGTTGGCTTTCACTTTGGAGAGAAGCTCGTCCATCACCGCCGCCTCCTTTCATCAAGACGCCTTCATCTTCAGAAGCTGGATACCCTCCGGCAGGATGATCTTGCCGTCCACACGCTCGGTGGCAACAAAGCCGACCTGACCGTTGGTGGAATACAGTTCGTTCAGACGCTGTACGGTTCTGCCGGTGCGGTCAGCGATCCAGTAGCTCTGGAAATCGCCGAAGGCAATGGAGAGCGCACCTGCCGCCAGCGTGGGAGCATACGGGCTGGTGTAAATCTCGTAACCGAGCAGTCTGTCCGGCTGACCCGCCTGCAGGGAGGGCTGCCACAGATACTGACCGTTGGAATCCTTCAGCTTACGAAGTGCGGAAACAGTAGCATCGTTCATCAGGAACTTGGCGTTCTTGCGGTACGGTGCTTTCAGTGCATAGATAAGGGAAATCACCTCGTCGGTGGTGACGGCGGTCGCACTGGCTGCGGTAACGCCGACCGTGCCACCGTTGGTGGTGAACAGGCCGGTGGGCTGACCCGTACCGGTGCCGACGCAGAATGCCTGTTCCTCGGCAGCACCGAAGGCGTAGGCAAACTCACGGGCGATGTACTCTTCCAGATCGAAGGCACTGTCGTCCAGAAGCTCAATGCTTACCTTCACAAGGTCGGTCAGCTTGTAGGCATCAATGGTCTTCTGTGCGAAGGTGGGATTGTTCTCGGTGTAGGCAGCATTTTCAGCAGTCCACGCAGCGGTGGAATGGGTCGCTGCAACGGGGATCTTACGCTCGTTATCGGTAGTGATGACCTTGCACAGACGGCGCATCACATTTTCCTCCTTGAGCGTGTCCACGATGAACTTCTCAAACTCCGTGGGGACGAGATAGCCGCCGTTGGCGTCCACGCCCTCGGAGAGCACATTGTGGAGCATACGTTTGCCGCGCAGATGCAGACCGAAATCCTCGCGGTAGGCGTTAGACGCTCTGCCGGTCTTGGCTTCGCCGGTCGCTTTCTGGGGCTGCTCGGTGATAGGAGAGGATACGGGTTTGGCAAGCTCTGCGGCAATAGCGTCGCGGCGCTCCATGCGTCTGACCTCATTGGTGAGATCGTTCAGTTCCTTCTCCATATTGGTGTAAACGGCATCGTCCTCGGCAGACAGAACGCCTTTTCGGTCGCGGTGGGTGTCGAGGAAGCCCTCCATCGTAGCCCACAGCTTGGCGCGCTTTTCGCGCAGTTCAACGATAGTCATATTGAAATACCTCCATATTAAATGTAGTTTTTGATGGTGTTCAGCTTGGCTCTGAGTTCATCTACAGAGCGTCCCGTGCGCTCCGGCACGGCTGGTTTGGGTTCAATGGCGCACTTTGCAGCGATTTTCTCCATGAGAGAGTTCACCACATTCGCCTTGGAGTACAGCATGGAAACGGTGGGCGAAGGCACATCATCGGATTCCGAGTTTCTCTGCATGATTTCGTCCGCAAAGCCCAGTTCCACCGCCTTGTTTGCATCCATCCAGGTTTCGGCATCCATAAGGTGCGAGAGCTTTGCACGGGAAAGGCCTGTCTTGATCTCGTAAGCGTTGATGATGGAATCCTTCACGCTGCCGAGCATCTCGATGGCTCTCTGCATTTCCTCCGAATTGCCGAATGCCGCAGTCATGGGGTTGTGGATCATGAGCATGGACACCGGGGACACCAGCACCTTCGTGCCTGCCATAGCGATGACGGATGCTGCGGATGCCGCAATGCCATCGATTTTCACGGTCACATCACCCTTGTAGTCCATGAGCATATTGTAGATTTGAGCCGCCGCCACGCAGTCGCCGCCGGGGCTGTTGATCCAGACGGTGATGTTGCCGCTGCCGGACATCAGTTCGTCCTTGAAAAGCTGCGGGGTGACATCATCGTCAAACCAGCTTTCCTCGGCGATGGTCCCGTTTAGGAACAGCGTCCTTTCCGCTGTCTCCGTCTGGTTCTTCCAATTCCAAAATTTCTTCATCGGTTTTTTCCTCCTTTCCGTCATCGGTAGGTGTATCTGCAAAAGCACCCGCATTTTTCAGCGGGAGCATATTGCCGTTAATGAGGTACAGGTCGCCGCCGTCCTTTGCCGGGATACGGTCGAGGTTTTCCAACTCTCGGATGTCGTTGGCGGACATCCAGCCGTTCTGACGGCCGATGGCATACCCGTTCATGCGGCTCTGATAATCGCCGCGCAGCAGACCTTCCAGATTGAACTTCACGAAATACGCCGCTTTTTCGTCCTGCGAAAGGAGCGACCGCTGGATTGATTGCTCCCAGCGGATGACCCAGGGGTCAAGAGTGTACTTCACGAACTCAAGGGACTGCTGCTCAATATTAGAAAAGCTCGACTTTTCCAGGTCGCCAACCATGTGGGGCGGGACTCGGAAAATTCGAGCAATTTCATTGATTTGGAATTTGCGTGTTTCGAGGAATTGCGCCTGCTCCGGCGAGATGCCGATGGGCGTGTATTTCATGCCTTCTTCCAACACGGCGATTTTATTGGCATTGCCGCTGCCGCCGAAGGTTGACTGCCAGCTCTCACGCACACGCTGCGGGTCTTTGATCGTGCCGGGGTGTTCCAGCACACCGCCAGGTGCAGCACCGTTGGCGAAAAATTTGGCTCCGTACTCCTCGCAGGCGATCGCCATGCCGATGGCGTTCTTCGCCATAGCGATGGGACTGTAACCGACCAGACCGTCAAAGCCGAGTCCCGGTATGTGGAGTACATCCGAGGGATGAAGCGTTACGGCGAACTCCTTATTCTTGATAGCTTCGTCCGAGCCACGATAATAGGTGTAGTACAGCCGGCCGTTTTCGTCTCTGTCCACCGACATCTTGTTCGGCATCAAAGGGTACAGGGCAATGATCTCGTTCTTTCCGTTTCGGATGATCTGCGCATAGGCATTACCCCAGAGGAGCAGGTGCGTCATGAGGGTTTCCCGGAACACGAAAGAACTCATCTCCGGGTTTGGCTCATCGTGGAGCAAGCGGTAGAGCGGATGGTCGAGCGCCATTGCCTTGCCGCCGCTGTCCGTGTATTTGTATAGGTGCAGTGGCAGCCCCGCCACAGCCTCCGACAGGATGCGGACACAGGAATACACGGCAGTCATCTGCATGGCCGAGCGCTCCGTTACCGCTTTGCCGGAAGTCGTGCCACCGAAGAAGAAAGCATAATTGCTGCCTGCTGTTCTGTCTTGAGGCTTGTCCCTTGATTTGAAAAGTCCACTGAAAATTCCCATTTGTATCCTCCTGTACTACATATTCATATAAACAAAAGCCCGCGCGAGTTATATACTGACTCGTCGGGGCCTTGGTGGCGAATTGCACGGTCGAGCGCCATGATCGTTGCTACTGCACCATCTATACGCTCCGTACTCTTTTCTTTATCGGGTTTAATATTGCCTGCGGGATCCGTCCGCACATAGATGTTATCCATCATCCATCGCAGCGGGGCGTTGCCGCTGTGGGCAACCCTACCTTCGAGTACCAGCTTCATGAGCTCTTTCGTCGGTGGACTCATATCTTTGAATCCCTGCCCGAATGGAACAATTGTAAAACCTGCGTCCGCAAGGTCTTGGCTCATCTGCACTGCGCCCCATCGGTCGTATGCGATCTCTTTGATGTTATACTTGGTGCCGAGCTCAGTAATGAACTGTTCGATGAATCCGTAATGAATAACGTTGCCTTCGGTTGCCATGGCCGAGCCTTGCACCTTCCACACATCATACGGTACATGGTCGCGCCGCACTCGGAGGTTAATCGTGTCCTCCGGCACCCAAAAGTACGGGAGAATATAATACGGCTCGTTCTCTTCGCACGGCGGAAACACAAGTACAAATGCCGTTATATCCGTACTACTTGAAAGGTCAAGCCCGCCGTAGCACTCTCGGCCAATAAGTGTTTCCGGATTTACGAGGGTATCACATTTATCCCAAGCGTCCATGGGCATCCAGCGCACCGACTGCTTCACCCATTGATTGAGTCGCAGCTGCCTGAAAAGATTCTCTTCCGCTGGATTGTCCTTCGCGCTCTGGTAGGCAGCGCGGAGCTTCTCTACATCTACGGTCACATCCAGAGAGGGATTCGCCTTGTACCAATTGCGTTCATCCGACCAATCCGCATCATCGTCGATGCCATAAATCACAGGGTAGAAAGTCGGATCGTTTTTGCGTCCGGCGAGAATGTCCTCTGCCTTCTGATGCACCTCCCAGCAGATACTGTTCCTATCGGTGCCTGCCGTTGTGATCAGGAAGAACAGCGGCTGTTTTCGCGCGTCGCCGGAGCCGTGGGTCATAACGTCATACAGCAGCCGGTTTGGCTGGGCGTGGAGCTCATCGAAAACGACACCATGGACGTTCAGCCCGTGCTTCGTATAGGATTCTGCCGACAGCACCTGATAAAAGCTGTTGAGGGGTGTGTAAACGAGTCGCTTCTGGGAAAGCACTGGCTTGATGCGTTTCTTCAGCGCAGGGCATTGCTCCACCATCTGGCAGGCGACGTCAAAGACGATTGATGCCTGCTGCCTGTCTGCAGCGCAGCCGTAGACCTCCGCGCCCCATTCGCCGTCACCGGCCAACAAATATAGAGCGACCGCTGCTGCGAGTTCGCTCTTGCCTTGCTTCTTCGGTATTTCAATGTACGCCGTATTGTATTGCCTATATCCGTTTTCTTTAACTGTCCCGAAAACGTCTCGCACAACTTTCTCCTGCCACGGCAGCAGCTCAAAGTTCTTACCATGCCATTCGCCCTTTGTATGTTTCAGTGCGGATATAAAGGCAACGGCGCGATCGGCGAGAGTGGCGTTCGTAATGATTTTCTTTTCCGGGACAATGATCTTGTTGTCCGCCAATCGCTCTGTCCCTCCTATATTTTTCGACAAAAAACGACAGCGTCCGACGCTGCCGCATTCCTCCTTATTTTGCTGTATCTATGAGTGTGACCTCTTCACCGATCAGCTGTAGCGCATCGTTGTAGCTGTCCGCGCTCTGCACACGCTCCCATAATTCGTTGTACGCGGTGATTCGGTTCTGCTCTTGTAGCAGCCGCCTGACCTGACCGAGGATCCAGAAGATGTTGCCTTCGGGGCCGCGACTTTCATATTTCAGTACCGGCTTCTTCATTCGTCGATCCTCCTGCATCTGTCTTCGCCGTATGCGACCGATAAACCGCAGCCGTTGTCCCATCTAACCATGATGCTGCCGATGTCGTCGACACCTCTGACCGTACCCTTCGTCCCGATCGGAGGTGCCTGCACGTCATCCATCTGTACGAGTTCGACTCTGCAGCCGACGGGGTATTCCCGGCGCAGGCGCTCGACCGTCTCTCTTCTGGTTCCGAACATCGTCAATCCCTCCTTACAGCGTGTACTGGTGGAGGATGATGTCCTTCGCCAGCTCGGTTTCTTCGTCGATGGGCTTTACGTCCCAGCCGCGATCGTAGTTGCAGACGATTTCGCCTTTGCGCTTCAGCATCAGCTTCGAGACGCGCCCGCCGCCGATCCCGTACTTGGAGCCCTCCGGGTACTGTTTTACCCAGTAGTGGTAGATCCGGTCATGGACTCGGATCGTGCCTTCTTGCCAGTTGCTGCCCGTTGGCCGGGTTTCATTGACCTTGATCTTGAAGGTCAGGTGGCCGCTGTCGTTCATGCTGAAGTCCTCGACCGGGCAGGCGCTGTATTCGTCTGGGATGTCCCGTGCGCTGCCGGTGAAGATGTTCGTGCGGCACCGGGTGTTCAGCAGCGTGACCTGTGCGTTCCGGCTGATCAGGTCGTAGAAGCTTTCGAGTGTGATCACTGCGTCCACCTCCTTACATGCTGATAAGCGTTACGCTCATGTCTGCGTTGAGGCGGGTTGTGTACCGGTGTTCGTTGCCTTTCCTGTCTCGGCTGATCACGCGGATGTCTCCTTCGTAGGAGCGGTACATCCTGTTGAGCGATTCGCCTTCAGGGAGCTGGGCTTTGACCTGCTTGATCTGTTTCTCTGTCATGGTGGGGTTGTCTCCTTTGTTTTTGGTAGGACAATTAAGCCAGAGAAGAACGGGAAAGTCCAGACCAAAACCGCGAAATTAGCAGAAAGAACACAACTAAAAAGCGACCGCAGAACCGTGTTCTGCGCCGCTGCTGCTGTCCTTATTTGAGCATCTTAAGCGCCTTAATCGTCCCGTCCGCGAAGAGTTTTTCGATGTGTTCGACCGCCTGCTGTTCTGTCCATCCGCTGTTCTCTGTGTAGTAGGCCATGAGCGCCTTGATCCCTTCGGGGCGGGTATCTGTCTGTTCGCAGAGAGCGTCGAGCTTCGGGGGCAGGCCGTGCTGCGCTGCGTTCAGCTTTTCGACCGCTGCCGCCGCCGCGCGTTCGGCTTTGCCTGCGGAGACCTGTGCGATCTCTGCTTTCTCGAAGGCGTCGAACTCTGCTTCGGTCATGTCTTCGCCCACCAGTGCCCACAGCGCTTCGTGCGCCTGCATCGCGCACCGTGCTGCCATTCTGGCCTGATCCGCGAGCCGCCATGCTGCGCTGCATTGACCTTCGCTCGCTTTCCGGATGGCCGCCGTGCTGAATCGCTCGGCTGCCGCTGCTTCGTATTTGCAGGCGTCCGCTGCTTCTTTTCTGGTTTCGAACATTGTCGCCGCCTCCTTACATCTCGAATCCGGCGCATCTTACGATCTCGCCAATGGCGTTGAATGCCCGCTTCGGGCTTGAGTAGTCACGGGGCTTGTCTTTGCGTCTGCCGTCGCGGATGATCTTGACCAGCGGGATACCGTAGCTCATGCTGATCTTGATCTCCAGCGTACTTTCGCTTTCGCCGTACCACACGACCTGCGTTTTCTTCGTCCAGCGCCGTGTGAAGATCTGCCGTCCGTCATAGGTGAGTTCGCCTTCGTAGTTGAAGCCGTGCTGCGCGACCAGCGCCTGCATGTCTTTCGTTGCCTTTTCCAGTGTCATGTCGGGTGCCTCCCTTGTTTTTGGTAAGGGTATTAAGCCAGAAAGAAACGAGGAAGTCCAGACGCAAAACCGAAAAGCAGAAGAATTAGCAGTTATAACATATTCGTCGTGACCAGCTGCTTTTTGCCTCCGCGCACGAGCTCGGCGTGATCCGCGCCGGTGAAGTTCAGCCAGCGTTTGACGATCACGTCCGCATATTTCGGATCGAGCTCCATCGTGTAACATGATCTGCCAAGCTGTTCGCAGGTGATGAGGGTCGAGCCGCTGCCGCCGAAGGTATCGAGTACGATATCATCTTGGCGGGAACTATTTTTAATCAGCCTTGCCAATAGCTTCAGCGGTTTCATTGTCGGATGCTCTGCGTTACGAGCGGGCTTGTTCTCATCGATTACCGTAGTAGAAACCTTATCGCTGAAAATGTCCCGCAGGAGCTCACGCATCTCTTCCTTCTTCAGCTTGTTGATATCAATGCGCTTGTCCTCGATCACCGTTGCCTGCGTCCTGTCGTCCACGAAGTAGTGGGAGCCGCCGTCTGTCCAGCCGTAAATGCAAGCTTCGTGCTTCCACTGGTAATCTTGGTGTCCCATCGTGAATGCATTCTTATTCCACACCAGCATCTGGCGCACCTTGCCGAGTGCCTCATTCGTCGCTCTGCGGAATGCGCCGCCAACCGTCTCAGCGTGCCAAATGTAGAACGGTGTGCCGGGTTTCATGACCTCATGCATTCGGGTGAATGCTGCGATCAGGAACGCGAGGAACTGTTCCTCCGGCATATTGTCGTTCTGGATCCTCAGTCCGTTGCTGCCTTCATATGCCACGTTGTATGGCGGATCCGTTACTACGAGGTCGGCCTGCTTACCGTCCATGAGTGCTACGATGTCCTTTTTCTCGGTGCTATCCCCACAGTAGAGGACATGCCTGCCGAGTAGCCAGCGATCGCCGCGCTGTGAGAATGGCTCCGCGCCTTCCGGCGCTGCCTCCGGGGGATCGTCTTCCACGATCTCGCTCTGATCGTCGAACAGTTCGCTCATCTCGCTGACGTCGAAGCCGGTGAGGGTGGCATCGAAGCCGCTCTCATCCAGATCACGCAGCAATGCAGTCAGGAGCGGAACGTCCCACGCGCCGCTGATTTTATTCAGCGCCACGTTCAGGGCTTTTTCCTTCTGTTCGTCGATGTCGAGTACGACACAGTCCACCTCGGTGTAGCCGAGGTGCTGCAGCACCTTGAGCCGCTGGTGCCCGCCGATGACCACACCGGTGCGCTGATTCCAGATGATCGGCTCGACGTAACCGAACTCGGTTATGCTGCGCTTCAGCTTCTCGAACTCTGGGTCACCGGGCTGCAGGTCTTTTCTGGGATTGTACTTCGCGGGGAGCAGTTTCTCCACGCGGATCTTTTCGATGTTCATACCAACCCCCATTCCGCAAACTTCTCAAAGCCGCCGATCCTGCGGATGTAGTCGCGGGCGATGCGGACGATCTCTGTGTAGGGTCTGCCGTCCACGGTATCGTCGCCAATCGCGCAGCAGAGCTCAACCGGCACTTCGTCCCGCTGGGCTTTGAGCCATGCGTAGATGTTCACGCTGACGTCTGCCTTCGAGAGGTCTTTCCCATGAAGGCCGCCGCCCGTAATACTGTCCGCCATATCGCTGCCGAGCTTCCGGTTGGTCGCGCCGGTGTCCACGTCGGTGCCGCCTGTCCAGTCGCCGAGCGGGTTGATCTCCGCGCCGGGGAACTGATCTTGCAGGTCTTCGGTGTCCGCGCAGCTTTGGCAGATGATGAGCCGGTCACTGTCGAGAATGTATTTACCATCCGAGGGGTATCGTGCGAAGATTTCTCTTGCGATCTCTGCCAGCGCACGCTGCTCGTCCGTGACGGGGACGCCTCGGAAGATGCCGTTGTCTCCGCAGCGCACGGCCTTCGCCTGATTTCTTGCGAGAATGGGATCCTGTGCGACCTCATGGTAGTTTACGACCACGTCGCCCGCGATTCGCGAGACCGCTTCCAGAATATCCGTTGCTGAGATATGCACGGAGGACTCCGCCGCGATATTGCACATGCCGTGCCCGATCAGCACCTCTACGGCGATCTTCGGGTTCGCGTTTTCGTTATATGCCAGATCCACGATCGCGCCTGCGATCCGATCTGCGATTTTGTCCGGGTGCGCCGGATTCACTTTTTCAAACATTGTCTTCTTCCTCCAGCATGAAGTTTTCGTAGGGCACGCCCATGTATTCCAGTACCTCGCGCATGCCTAGCCCGCCCTTGTCCCACGGCTTCATGCAGTAGCGCCACAACTGTGGGTGCGTTCGCTGCAGCCGCTGGAAGCGGTTCGGCTCGCTGTCGAGGTGAACGCCGAACATGCAGAAGATGCAGCCCGTCCGAACGTAGCCCATATCGTAAATCTTGCAGTACGGAATATCGTAGGTGCGGATGTATTCCCAGATGTCCGCGTCATTCCAGAAAGAAAGAGGTGCCGACGTCGCCTTTTTGTTATCGTAGGCGTTGCAGCCGTATCGGAGCCAGTTACTTGTCCGCAGCGATGACTCGCACGCCATTGTGCCCACGATCGGCACTCGTCCGGTCTCCTTTGCATACTTGGCAATGGGCTTCTTTTTCATCTCATTGCAGCAGCCTGCGCCAATGTCGAAGGGCGCGTTCAGCATGAATTTCCACCGCTCCGAAATCTTGAAGCGGGAGGGCTGGCCGTTGGTGCGTATGCCGTAAAAGTATTTCTGGATATCGCGCGTGTTCTTCTGGCCGAGACGGATCCGGTGTATCCATTCCGCCTGCTCCTTCGAGATACAGGGATATCCGCATTTCTCGATGACCTTGCGGAACGTGAGCTCCGGCCTTACCCAGACCACATTATCCTTGGTCTTCACGAATTCGCGGATCTCCGGGAACTCCAAGCCTGTATCGCTGTACACGGCGACGATGTTCGGGTACATCCTGCGGCAGATATCCAGCAGTACCGTGCTGTCCTTGCCGCCGCTGAATGAAACGTACACGCCGTCTTCGCCCCAGTATTCCACCCAGTCCCGTATCCGGCGCTGCGTCATCCGCACCTTGATCTCCAGCGGAAGGGATTGCATCTGATACAGGTCTGAAATGGTGTGGCGGTCATTCTGCGTCGGCATGGCTGGTGATCCTCTCTGCCTTCTGGCCGGTGAACTGCTCCCAGCGCTTGACGGCGAGGTCGCAGTATTCCGGGCTTTTCTCCATTGCGTAACACACGCGCTCCAGCTGCTCACAGGCGATAATCGTTGTACCGCTGCCGCTGAACGGCTCCAGCACAATGTCACCGCGATCGGAGTGCATTTTGATGCAGCGCCACGGCAGCTCCACCGGGTACATCGCCGGGTGATCCTTGTTCGCGCGTACCGTGTTCATCTCCCAGATACCGGCATAGCCCCAGTTCTTGCGTTCCTCTTTGGTGAGGCGCTTGACGAAGCGGTATGCGTGACCGGCGTATGCAGACAGCCACATATATTCCTGATCGTTGTACTCGACGTCGCCATTTTTGCTGAACGCGGAGATGTATTCGTACTGCTGCACCGGCTTGTTCGTCACCAGATGGTAGGGGCCGACGCCGAAGTTCTGTCCCTGCTTTTTCCAGATGCGAATCCAGATTGGGCGGAAGCCCTGCTCCGCGAAAAACTGGGAGGAGTAAAAGTTCGTCGGCTCGATGAACTGAGTGCCGGTGGCGTAGAGGTCGCCGAGGTTCCAGCAGACGATTCCGGCGTAGCGAGTCAGGTTCTTGACCACTGGGCGCATGGTTTCAAACCACGGATCGATGCCTTTGCTTTCGTAATCCTTGCCGACGCCATACGGCGGGGACGTGACCGTCATCTGCGCTTTGTTGCCGTTCATAAGCTTGGCGAAATCCACCTCCGAGGTGGAATCACCGCACATGAGCCGATGCACACCCAGCTTCCAGACATCGCCGGTCTTGGTGACCGCACCCTTTGCCTTGATTTTTTCGGTCTCTTCGTCAACGTCGAAATCATCCTGCACAGCTTCCTTGGAGTAGAAGGCGTTCAGAAGCTCATCGACCTCGGCGGCATCGAAACCTGTGAGGGTGACGTCGAACTCGCTGCCGTCGAACTCCGTGAGCAAAGCGGCCAGCTTATCTTTGTCCCATTCACCCTGAATCTTATTGAGTGCCACATTCAGCGCCTTTTCGCGCATCGGGTCGAGATCTACCACGACGCAGTCAATCTCTGTGATCCCAAGATCACGCATGACCGTCAGCCGCTGGTGGCCGCCGACCACGTTGCCGGTCTGTTTATTCCAGATGACTGGCTCCACATAACCGAATTCCGTAATGCTGCGCTTGAGCTTTTCGTATTCCGCGTCACCAGGTTTGAGCGCCCGACGCGGGTTGTATTCCGCAGCTTTCAGCTTTGCCACGGGGATTTTTTCTATCTGCATGTGTATCTCCTTATCCGAGCAGCCGCTCCATCAGATCGTCGTTCGGGTTGCTGCTACCGATGGGCGTTTCGCAGTTGTCCTTCACGATCTGGTAGATCTGCAGCCATAATACGTTTGCCTGCTTTAAAAACGAAATGCCCATATTCACATACGGGCTGGCGATCGGCAGTTGTGTGGTCGGGTGCTTGGCAAGCAATCCATATTGGTTGATGCCTTCCTCACACTGGATCCAACGCTGCATGTACAGCGCATACTGCTCAATCAGTTCCTTCTTGACGTAGATGGCGCATCCGCGCTCATTGAGCCAGCGCCACGTGTCTTCGTAAATCTGCGGTGCAAGGTTTTGCTGCGAGTTTTTTGTGACCTGCTTCAGGTATTCGGCGACCGGCGGCATGTCCTCACCATGCATATCCGTCTTCTGAATTTCAAACTGCAGCTTTGTCAGCGGCGCTTTTCCGGGGTTTCCATCCATGATTTTCTCAGATAGCGCTTTCTTCTTGCGCCCTGCGCCGGGGCGAGCACCGCCATGCCCATTTGCCATGTGCGCTACCTCCTTTTCGTTTGATTTCTTGAAATCACGGGGGCTATACCCATCTTGATTTCCCGATTTTTCGCGCGTGACCCCGCGCCGTTGTCCGCACAATCAAGTTTTCAAGATTTTGCTCCCCCTACCGGTCACCAAGGTCGTGGTGAATCTTGTTATGACAGCTCTGGCATAGCGACATTAGGTTGTCCTCTGCGTGAGTTCCGCCACGACTGATCGGCACGATATGGTGAACTTCTTCTACCGGTGTGATCCGACCTTCTTTAAGGCACTGTTCACACAGCGGATGGGATGCTACATATCTGGCGCGGATCCGGTGCCACGCTCTTCCGTATTTACTCGCGGTATGTGGTGACCGCTTATATCGATCATACTGCTGCCTTGCGTATTTCCTGTGCTGCTCACAATATTGTCCGTCTGTCAGGTTAGGGCATCCGGGGAAAGCGCACGGCCTCTTTGGTTTACGCGGCATAGTCTCACTTCCTCTTGCGGAAGTGCTCTCGCAGCCAGTATATGAGAACATACCAACACTGCTCTAAAGTGCCGACTTTCCTATGTGACATTGATCTGCTCCTTCCGTCTGTATTGGCGTATATAAGAAAAGCCCACGCGGGGTGTCCCGTGTGAGCTCTCTATGTTCTTCGCCTATTATAATGATACCGCATTTCCTGACTGACTTTAACTGACATCGACTGACATCACATGACATCTTTCAATCGATTATCGAGTTCCTCGACCGCTGCTTTGTGCAGCCGGTAAATGTGTCTTTCGCAAAAGCCCATCTCTGCCGCGATATCGTCCCACGGCGTTTCCTGCACATACCGCAGAATTAGGAGCCTCGATAAGTCATCATTTTCTAAGAGGTCGATTTTAGCAATCAGGGCTTTGCGCTCTTCAGCGAGCTTTGTGATCTCCATCTCCAAATCGACCTTCCTGCAGATGGCGCTTGCCATAGGCGAAGAGTCAGAGCGTGGATTATGCGGCATGCCGGTCAAGCGGACGGAGGTGTTCTCCGCCTGCTCGGTCAGTGCGTCGATTTTCGTCCTTCGATAATCGATCGCTTTTCGGATTTTGATAATGCGTTCCAAAAGAGCCTTCGCCGTCATATCTCAGCCCTCGCAAGATAGTCGAGCAGGTAATCCGGGTCTGCATCCGTCAGGAAGTGAAACCATTCGGAGTGAAAGAACCGCTCGACTTCATTTTTCTCGTTTCTGGCCGTTTCGTATCTCGGATTACGTCGAAGCTGTCGCAGCGCTTGCCGGTAATCCTTAGCGGCCTGTACGATAATGGCGTTTGCCAGAGTTCTATAGGGATCATCCATCATACAGTGCCTCCTTCTTTGATATGACCGCCTGCACATCCTCAACGCTATAAACGACTACTGCTGTTCCACCAGCTTTTCGGATCTGGTCAATGGTAGCCGCTTGTAGCTTTGTCGGGGTATTTCTGCCGACCTTGGCTTCCAGTGCAATGAAGCGTCCCTTGTGACAGACGATGATATCGGGAATGCCAGCGGTGCCATATTGCCCACCGTGCTCCTTCCAAAAGAAGCAATCCGGTACCGTGGCAAGGTATTTGCGTATTTTCTGAATCAATGCTGCTTCATTCATTTGCGTTCCTCCAGCCGCTGAGGTATGAACCATACTGACTGCTTTTTCTGTTCTTTTTCTATATTTCTTCTCACATACGGCTTTATAGGAAAAAGAATCAGGAAGAATCGTACCTCAGTCATAGCCTCGATGCGACACCGCGAATGGATAGCCCAATCCATTCCACGGCTCCTGTGCTTGCGGAACGCTTCTTTTCAAAGCCCATTTCCAGAAGCTTCTGGCTGAACGGGCGCTGGGAAAGTGCATATTCGCCGTTGTCTTTGCACCACTCGTCATAGGAAGAACGCAGCATTTTGTTCGATACACGGACACCTTCCCGTGCCTCACAGCATTCCTCAAAGAACGTTGCGAATGAGTCCATTTCCGTCCGGTACTCCGTTGTTGCCCTTTTGACACTGGGCGGATCCTGTATACCTTCGCGTTGCCAGAGGAGGCACCCTTTAACCGCCCAAGCAAGAATACCGGGCATCTCCTTTGCCATAATCTTATCGGCAAAGTGTTTGTCGCGGTTTGCCTCCGTGAACGTGTTCTCGAAGGGCATGAGCTTGATCCTGCGCCAGATCGAATGGGTTGTATCACGGATGATCGGCTTATGGTTCGCCGCCAGAAACACCTTGAACTGCGGGACGTACTCGAAGTATTCGCCGTAGAGGAAGCGCGTCACCAGCTTGTCACCGCCGGTCATGGATTTGATCAGGGATTCGGCAAGCCGCTTATTTTCTTCCATCTCAATAGCCGTAACAAACCGCGCACCCTTGAGGCGAGCAATATCGTTATTTACGCTTTCGTTCTTTTTCTGCATGAACGCATCGCTCGACGCACTCTGGGCGTAGGTATTCATCACAGCCGAGAAGATATTGAGAAATGTGCTTTTTCCGTTGCTGCCGGTTCCGTAAAGCATGAACATCGCCTGCTCGGATGTATCGCCGGTCAGCGCATAGCCGAGTGCCTTCTGCATGTACCGGATCGTGTCGGTATCGCCCTTTGTGATCGTCTCCAACAGCGTATCCCATAACGGAGTAGCGCAATTCTCATCGAAGGAGGCACTGCAGATGCGTGTGATGTAGTCCGCCTTGTTAAATGGCTGCAGTTTTCCGGTCTTCAGGTTGATCGTACCGTTCTGGCAGTTGAGCAGCCACGGGTTCGCATCCCAGTCGTCAGGCGCAATCGCCAGATCCTTCATGCCTGCCGCCAGCGTAATGAGAAGTTTGATCTTGTTGCCGCTTTCGCTACGCATGGCATGCTGGATCAATGCTTTTCGCTGATCGCCTGCGGGAAGCATATCTGCGTAAGTGTAAATGCTGCGTACACACTGAATCGCATATTCTACGATCGTGCCTTCGTCCTGCTCCCAGAACTTTCCATTCCAGATAAACCATTTCTTATATACAGAGCAGTATTTGACCTCATCTTTGAACATCGCCACAAAGCGTTCCGCGTTTCCAACGTCGGTCAGCTTGTACTCCGGCTCAACATCATCCGGCTCATAGCGGGTGATACTCTTGGCGATTGCCACGACCGTCTCATCGTCAAGGGGTGGATCGAGACGTTCTTTGTTTTCGGCGTGGAGTGTCGCAATGATGCCATCCTCTCCGATGCCTTTACGGCGAAGTGCTCCGGCAAGAGAGGCCAAGTGATTGTTTCTGCCGCCTTCTTTGATCTTCTTGCGGGGCTGCTTGTCCGCTGTCTTTTTCTTTTGGGTAAGCTTAGTGCCAACCTTGCGGATCTCATCAACCAGCCAGCTCGGCATTTCCGCCGCTTCACACTCAAAAGGAGAAAGGCCGGTGTCCCACGCATATCGTTTGCCGCTCTGATGCATGCTGGGTGCTGCAACGATCAGCCCACCCTGTGTGCGTACATCAAGACCGTCACGGAATCCAACCACATTTTTGAGTGCCAATTCTTCTGTATATTTGAAAATGTAGTGCTTACCACCACTACCGGTCGTTGCCGAGATCGTCTTCGGCAATGCGCCGTACTCTGTGACCAGATCCGTGAGGCTCTTATCTCCATTATGTCGAGTGTCAACGTCCAGCGCTACCAGACCGCTCTTTTCACCCATGGGAATACCGATGTTGGCAAGGGGCGTCTGATTCCACCATCCAGTGATCTTGGCGACATCCGTTGTCGCTTCGTCACTCCAATTCTTAATACGGGGGTGTTTGCCCTTGGCCTGACACATATCCCCAAGCCTGCAGGAGCATGTGCCATCCTGTTTGAGCCAGTGGAGCGGGAAAACGGGAATACCTGCTTTTGCATATCGCAGGGCTTCATCTATCATCTTCATGGATTTCCTCCAGTCTTTCGCTATAAAATCGGATGCGCTTCTTCAGTCGATGGGCTTCGTGGATCTCTGACTGCATGCCGGATGAGTGCTCTGTCCCGAACACCCACACTTCCTCGCACAGCGCCAGCAGCGCTTGTCCGAAGAGCAGTCCAAGTTCGCGCTGTTCTGGGTCGCCGTCATCCAGAATCTGCGGGTACAGCAGGTGACTGACCACGGGGAGGCGCTTTTTCTCTATGGCGAAGCGGGCGTATCGAATCGCCGCTGCCGTGTTTCCTTCAATGTCCCCAGCGTACTTCGAGACGACGTATACCTTGGGTCGCGCCTTGATCTCGGAGTGCTTGCGGTAGATGCGGCGCTGGTTCTGGCGGTATTCCTTCATGATCGACGCCATCGCTGCGCCTGCCGTGGGATCGGTGTAACCTTCCTTGTTCTTAAACATGGGGCACCTCCAGCTCATGCAGCTTACCGAAGCAGGTGCCGTGTTCGCCCTCGGCGACGATCGGGATATCGAAGGCCGCAAAGGGCGGCCGCTCCATCGCCGTGCGAATGATGCGGATCGCTTCGTCTTCGTGCCCGTCATCTACCTCGAAAAGCAGCTCATCGTGAATCTGCAGGATCGGGCGGATATACGGCTTGTCCTCGAGCTCTCTGATCAGTTCCCCCATCGCCAGCTTCAGGATCTCCGCTGCGGTGCCCTGAATCGGCGTATTCATGCTGCATCGTTCAGCAAAACTCCGCTTGCCCCAGTCGGCGCGGTTATTGATGTTCGGGAGATAGCGCCTTCTGCCGAAGGATGTCTCGCTGTACCCATTGATCCGAGCTGTTCTGACCGTCTCTTCCTGCCATTCAGACAAGCGAGGATAACCGGTCTTCAGGTTAGCAATAATACGGGCGCACTGATCCTCGGTCTTTTCGAGCCCCGCCTTGAACTTGAGTGTTCGCTGCAGACCGCGCGGAAACAGACCGTAGAACGTGCCGAAGTTCACGTTTTTGGCGATCGTCCGGCGCTCTTTGTAATCTGGATCGTCCTTGTCCTGCGCCTCATCGACGCTGATCCCGAAAATGACCGATGTGGTGCTGGCGTGGATGTCGCCGCCGCTGCGGTACGTTTCCATCATGCGGGGATCACGACAATAGAAAGCACCCACACGTAGCTCAATCTGCGAGAAATCAAAATCGAGGAATGTCGTACCCTTCGGTGCAACAACGAACTGCCGAACACCGATCGGGTCAGAACCCTTGCGGGGCATGTTCTGCAGATTGGGTCTGCGGGATGCAAAACGTCCCGTGTCGGTTCCCATCGGCAGAAGGTCGGGGTGTATTCTACCGGTCGCCGGATTGATCCATTTGAGGTATCCGTCAATGTAGGTGCTCTTGATCTTTGCCCATTTTCGAAACTCCTGCACGGTATCGAAGAAGGAAATCATCTCAGGGCGGTGCTTTTTGCAATATGCACGAAGCAACTGCATAGCCTCATCGTCCGCTGCCTCGGCATATTTGGTTGTGGTCTTCAGGACGGGCAGGTTTTCTGTCTTATACAGATAGTCCTTGAATGCCTGCGTTCCACAGTTCTCTCCGATATCCACATTGCCGATGACCGCCTGCAGCTTTGCTCGAAGATCCACAATGTGTGCTTCGGCCTCCGCCTTCTTTTCCTCCATGAGGTCGGTATCGAACAGGACGCCGTTATACTTCATCATGCCGGTGAAAACGGCGGTCGGGCTTTCGATCTTTTCACAGATCAGGCGGTGCTTCGGGATGTTGTTTTCAAACCATTCGTTGAATGTGTAGTAAAGCTGCAGTGCCCAGTCGCTATCCGCGCAGGCATAGCGGCAGGTATCCCATGCATCTGGGTCGAGCTCATCAAAACTGTGCTCGCCAACCACATCCTCAAATTTGGGAAGTTCAACGCCATACAGATACGGCACAAGGGTTTTAAGTCCGCTGTCACCGAGATCGCGGTACTCGAAATCATTTTTCAGCGTAAATTGTGAAGCAACGATCGTGTCGTACACCGGCTCCTGCAGTACGATCCCGTCTTTGTACAGGAACATTGCCTCAAACGCCATGTTGTGTGCGATTTTGACCGTTTTCAGATTCTGAAATACACGCTGCTGCAGGAATGCCATAACAGAAGGAATACTGGCGTTCTTACCGACGCGATGCCTGAGCGGGATGTATCTGCCTGTGCCTGCCTTCACGGAAAGTGACACGCCGGTGATGTCTGCCTTATGTGCATCCAATGCCGCTTTGCCGTCACTACGATATTTCTCCGTGGGCGAAGTCTCGAAGTCAAAGGAAACTACACCAGCGCTGCCGATATATTCTTCAATTTCCGCAATATTGCGGATCGTCTTATAATCATTCATAGTCTGCACCTCAAATCGTGCAGCCGTGAGCACCGTGAATAGGCGCTCACGGCTGCTGTGTCCTTATTCCGCTGCAGTCTCGGTTTCAGCGACGGAAACCTTGCCTGCGATGAGCTTGACCTGCTCGGTCATGGATGCGATGTTCTTCTTTTCCTCCGGGGAAAGAGGTCGATCCACAGAGCAGATCACCTGACTGTAATTGATGCCGGTGCTATTCTGCGCACGCTTCAGGGAGAACTTTGTCACTACATGATTGGCCTTCATACCACGGGTCACAAGGCGGGTGACATATTTCGTGAATTCCGCCAGCGACCCGGTGGGTAGCGTCATGATGATCGGGAGCATTTCGCCTTCGCGTAGGAGGTACATACGGCGCTTCTGTTTGCAAGCCATGCCGCCGTTTTCGCCGCTGCCAAACTTGGCATACGGGCAGGTCTTGCATTCTTTGCATTCGCCGGTCTCGGCAACGACGCCAAGCTTTCCGTCCAAGCTGGAGCAGTCGGGAGGATTGTTGCCACCGGTGAATTTTTCTTTATAGTAACTGTTGATCGGGTGATGATACAGAATGACGGCGCTAAAGTCTTTGGCGCTGTCGGGGCTGTTCGGATCGTCGCCGGGTACCTCATAGGCGAGCCCACCGCCTGCGGGAATCTTGATGCGCTCAAAGCTGGGGCGCAAGCCGTCCAGCTCTTCACTAAACAACTCGGCGAGATTTACAGTTTCGGTAAGATAACCGGTATTCTGATCGGTGGTAGCAATTGCAGTGGTGTTCTTTGTGTTCATGGTGTTTATCTCCTTTTTTATTTCTTAGATTTGGATACGCGGATGCTCGGCTGCTCGAATACCTGAATCACACCTTCGAGCCAGTCGGGGAGCACATCATCGTTGTTGGCCTTGAGCTCTTTGACCGTAGCGCCAAGCGTCATGGTGTTGATGGTGAACAGATGGTCGAAGCCATGTGCTCGCATCCGTCGGTACAGTTCTTCCTTTTCTTCCGGCACCGCGCCGGGGAATTCACGAATTACAAGGGAGAAGCGGGATCCGTTGCGGTCGAAGCCGGTGCATTCTTCATCCGTCATCAGCTGAATCAGCTCGGCCTCCACCGAATCGATGCGTTCCTGCACATCTTTGAGATTTGCCTGAAGGTCAGATTTCTCGTCGCGCAGCGCCTTCAGGGTATCCGCCGCAGCGAGCATGCTTTTTTCATTCATATCGTTATCCTCCTATGATCTTTTTGTAGTCGTCGACGAGTAGCTTGGAGACATCGGCCTTCTGCTTGAGCGCACCCATGATCTTTTCGTCAATGGTGTCTTTGCAGACAAGGTGAATGTAAACGCCGCGCTTCGTCTGCCCGATCCGGCGCACACGCGCCATGGATTGCTGGTAGTTGGCATAGCTGAAATCCAGCGAGTAGTACACGCAGACGCTGCCTGCCGTGAGGGTGAGCCCCATGCCAGTGGTCTGTAACTGCCCGACAAACACCTTGATGTCGGGATCGGTCTGGAAGGCGGAAACCTGCTCGGCGCGATCCTTCACGTCACCTTTGATCAGGGCGTACCCGATATTCTTCTTGCGGAGCATACGGGCGATCGCATCGATCTCCGGCACGAAGCGGGCGAACACGATGACTTTTTTGCCTTCCTCCATGCAGCTGTCGATCACGTCTTCGAGGGCGTCGAGCTTTGCCGTCGATAGCTGCTGGGCGTCATCACCGTCATCATTGCGGACGAATCCGCCAGTGATCTGTGAGAGGCGCAGAAGCTGAGTCAGCACGTTGCGGGTCGTGATTTCGCCGTTCATGAGCTCGGCGAAGCTGTCCTTTTCGATGCCGTCATAGACCTTCTGGGCATTTTGCTCCAGCTTTACCGGTCGCACTTCCTCCACGAATTCTGGCAGATCGACCGCTTCGTCGATACGAATGCGATATGCGATGGAATGCGCCTTTTCGACCAGCTCCGCCAGATGCTTGTAACCGACAATCTGATGATTCTGAAATCCGCCGAGGATGGCGTAGTAGGCGCGGAAGCTGTAGAAGCTGCCGCCAAAAATGCTTTCATCCAGAAACTTGTACTGGCTAAAAAAGTCTAGCGGGCTGTTTGTGATGGGTGTGCCTGTTAGAATCAGGTTATAGCTGCTGATCTTACCGAGCCGGTGCAGTGCCTTCGAGCACTTTGCCTGCGGATTCTTGATTTTGCTGCTTTCGTCACACACGATCATGTCTGGGTGCCAGCGAGTGAGTTCCGCCTCCAGCCTCCAGCAACTTTCGTAGTTGACTACAATGATCTGAAGACCATTGCCGATCATGTATCGGATGGTATCGACCTTTTTTGCACTGGTTCCATCGAGCACAGCCAGTTGATAAGGGAAATCCGCGAATTTTTCAAACTCTTGCTCCCAGACATCCACGATAGATTTCGGGCAGACCACCAGCATTTGAGTGATCTTGTGCCTGTGGTGGAGCGTACCCGCCAGGGCGATGGTGGTAATCGTCTTGCCGGTGCCCATGTCCATGAGAAAAGCACAGCCTTTACTTGTCATCGGAATCACCGCCTTCCATCTGCTCTATGGCAAGCGCCATGTGAAGCTGTCGATGTTGTCTGTCAGGCATGACCAGCAAATTCTCCGGACTGTTGTCGGAGGCATCGCCGTTCATGTGATGGACTACTTCGCCGTGCTCCAGAGGTCTGCCGATGTATGCCTCCGCTGCGGCACGCGCCTTCTTTGAGTTGGCTTTGCCGCGATCGGCAATATGGCAGTAAGGATTACGCTGGCGATTGAGATCCGTGAGATGAGCTGCCTTATGGCCACGGGCAAGTTTGGCGAAATCCACATTCTCGCTCATCCATAAATTACGGTGCTCTACAGAGCAGAAATTCTTTCTGCTTGGCTTTTTCCGCTCGATGGCCTTCCCGCAGACCACACAATGCACGATCATGCTGTACCTCCGATCCCGAAGGTGCGTAGGGCAAAGTTATATGCTCTGATCTGATGCTGATAAGGTGTTGCCTTGATCGGCATCGGAATGAGCGGGACTTCGTCGCCTGCGTCCTGCGTCTTGATATCCGGCGAAAGCGTATCGTCGAGGGATGCACCGAGCAGATGCAGCAGTGCTACATTTTCCTTGGAATAGGGCACCACCCATGCCTTGTCATCTGGATCATAAAATCTTCCGTCGATTTCTTTGATGCTCTCTTTCGCCAGAAATGCGTCGTATATGCGAATGTGATTGCCATCTCTTATTGCATTCAATGATTTTTCTCCTTCACACTTGGTTTAGCGAAGGCGGAAAGGATACGCTGCATCGTTTCCTGCTGATCCGGCTGCAGTCCGGGCAGGAGGGAGCGAAGCAAAGCCTCCTGATCGTCGTTTAAGTACCGGCGAGTGACGTACCATCCGTCCATGGCGCGGACACCGCCAGCTGCGCCTTGTACTGTGACAATGGGGTAAGAACATGAGAGTACGAGAATGTCGCGCTCGATCGTCCTTCTGCTGACACCGAATTCAGACGCCAAATTCTCAATGCGCTCCGTTCTTCGATCGCTGATTGCCTCCAGCACTTGCTGTCTGCGCTCAATCGCGCTCTGCATGTTCTCACCTCCTTCCGTCCTTCGTTGTCTTTATTTTCAGAGATAAACCCGACACCTAATGTCGTGTTCAAAAGGGTTTTTTTAATAATCTTCTTTTTTCTCAGTAGAAATGAAAAATGCCCGCTGCAGCAGGATTGCTCCTACCGCAGCGGGCATAAAAAGACCGGCAGATAGAATTATCCTTCAGGATTTCTATCTGCCGGAAGCCTATTGATCTGTGTCAATTTCGATCCCATAACAGATTTTACTGTTGTGTCGGTACCCCTAACGGTTCTGGCCGAGTCCGGTGCTCATGGCGCAACAGCAGTCTTATTTGTTTTCATTGTGGTTGCTGATGTACGTTGTACCAGCTCTACCATGACCTTTGCGTCCTGATCAACGACCACACGCAAAGGGCTTCCGCATTTCGGACAATTTAGTTCCATACCATCACAGCGCTTCGATCTGCCGATCGGCTTGCTACACTTTGGACAGCAGGCATACAAAAGCGTGTCTAATTCGCCCATCCGACTTCCTCCTTGCTTCCTGTGGTACGCGCGGGCATTTATACGGCCTCCGGGGCAACGTACTGCGCAAGCTGTCCCATTTTAATAAGAGGGATCCGCACAGTGTGCTTACGGGCGTATTCGCCATCCATAACTATGGTGTGGCAATGCTCACATTCCATCCATCCGCCTGTTTCATCTAAAAACAAGCCTTTATTCAAAGTGCCACAAATCGGGCACATAACATCGTATTGTTCCAT